GCTCTAGCGACACGATCTTCAGCCTCAGCCTCCTCCTTTGCCTTATGCTCTTCAGCAGTCATTTGTCCTTCAACTGCTGGGTAGGTTTCACCTTGCGGTTGACCTTCACCAATGTCGATTTCTGTGCTTTCGTTAGGTTGAACTTGGGCACCAAAGTTAACATCGGGGCCAGGAGGTAGGTTCTGATTCTCTGGCAAGTTAGGCACATGTTGAACTCCAGACATACTTCTGTTCCTTTTGCGACTCATTATCGCATCTCCTATGAAACATGTCAAAGATCATTGAGCCGGACTGAGATCAGACTTCTGACCTCACGATAAGTCTAGCCTACATCGGCGCTATCGTCTACCTCTTACAATTCTGAATCCGCTTACGGAATAGTATTGGTATATTTATAACAATAGATGATCATATATACTGAGTGTCGTATCTACTAACAGATATACGCTCTATATCTGTTTGGGAATAGCGCGTATATACGATCGTATATTAAGTTGTTTGTCCTAGGTTCCTATAATCCTAGAATCCTAGGATTCTTACTCCCTAGTATCCTAGGATACTAGCTTCCTAGGTTCCTAGGATAAGGGCAGAACGTTACGGGAACTGAACAAGAACAAACCGCGCTGATTTCCCGGCCAGTAGGGTAGCCCTGCCCATCTAGCCAACCGGTCTGCAAACGCCTTGCAGCCGCCCTGCAGAGCAGGCTTAAGCCTATGCCTTGCAGCCCAGCAGCACCTGGCAAACATATCTGTCGTCTAAAAAATAAGATTACGTCTTTTTGAAAAGACTTTACCCAGAATTTGTTTTAGGCCAATATCACCATGGGTTCGGAAACGAACCCGCCTGGGGCCGCCTATCGGACCCGGAACGATCTTTGAAAAGGGAATCAGGGCTTTAGCGCCATCTCGGATCGCTCTTAGGAGCGATCTAGAGGGGTGCGCCTAGCGGCTTGCAGGGGCTTCCACAGCCTCCTGGAGCTGTCTCAGGGGCGGTTATCTAGGGATTAACGAACGCCGGTCATTCCGGCCGAAATCGGACGGTCCTACTCATACGCGGAGTAGACGAACGGGGATTTTTCGCATAACCGCTAAAGCCAGGGCTTCCCGCCATCTTTGACAATAAAATATCGCTATCGGAAGAATACTCTAGTGGTTTGCTCGTGCGAGAGCACTGCCTGTAAGGCCGAATCCACTCCAGTTCTTTACGCGGTATTTGTTCATCAAGTAAGGGATTTAGTGGGCGAGTTGTCTGCTCAATACGATAACGTATCGGCAGGTAGCTAGCGTTGGATGACCGTTCATTAAATCTTATCCATTGTTCCTTTCTAGGACTATTTGGCGCGCGTTGCTCTCAAAGCGGGATAGCGCGCCAGTAGTAATGCGGCCTACTAGCAAATGCTAGCCAGATGACTGGGCCTCAAAATGAGGTTAGTTGGTCTCAAGCCCAAATAAACGCAGAGAGCAAAACCTAGAAAGGTATCTAACTATGTCAAAGCTAACTTCTGCTCAGCTTAAGTCTTATCTGAACTCTTCTTCAGCCAAGACTTTCGTGAAGCCTGTATTCTATCTCTATGTGATTGAGAACGTAAAGACAGGTTGGAAGTATGTTACCGTCCGACAGAATATGTCGGGTGAGGCATTTATGCGTATCGTTGCTGCCGATGCTTTCGATGATGCCCAGCGCATTCCTTTGCTCTGGTCCGTTCGCAAGTTCGGCATCAACGCTCACGAGATTAAGCGGATTGCCGCCTATACTACTCGTGAAGAGGCACGCGTTGTGATGGCTAAGATGATTGAGGGATACGCTGTTAAGGAAATGTCCCTTAACGGTGGCCGCCCTCGCATCGGTGCATCTGCTGATTTCTACTGGAAGTCAGAAAAGGAAATCGCGGCTGAGAAGCGTGTGAAGTCCACTTCTACTAAGACTGCTAAGAAGCAGAAGGCTGAGGTAACAGCCTCTGCCTAATACTACAGCGCCAGGAGTTAAATACTTCTGGCGCTGTTCCGTATAGCGATGTGTGTCGCTACTGATGATCCCTAAAGGGTGAAACGGTGTATCTAGAAAGGAATGGAACAATGAAACTAACTAACGATGAAATCAAGATGTGCTTTGCTCAAATCAAAAGCCATACCGAAGCACTAAAGAATTGTATTGCTACGGCAGTAGAGTTAGATGAATTCGATAGGGCAATAGCGATAACTAAAGAATTGCGTGAATACCAAGTGCTGTTCTCCAAGTTGAACGGATATATGCAGTGCCGCAATCTTAACAAGTAATGCAGAGTGCTCCTGGCCAGCGCCAGGAGTAATGCGCCATATATACGAAAGTATGTATGCTGGTCACAAGTCCAGATATTGCGTGTTAGCATCTAGAAAGGAATGGAACGATGGAAAAGTTGATCAAATGGACTATACCCATGTTGCTGATTGGAAATATGGCATCAGCCGCAGTAATTGAGTCTGATGCATCTATAACCAAAGAACTACACGACACTAAATTGCTTAATGCATTAGTATCTGTTGTGAAGGCTAGTGGTTATCGTTGCGGATCCATAAGTGGTGCTATGCCTTTTCTCTTTTCAAAAGGGATAAGATTGACATGTAATCATAATGATTACGTTTACAATATATCCGACAAGGGTGGGCGTTTGATTGTGGAGTTAGAGTGATATGGGAAACAAACTGCTTGATCCTAACTGGGGTGATGACTCCAAGTCATATACTCCGGAAGAATTGGCAGAACATAAAGCTAAGTTCAAACGTCGTGATCGCATGATTATATTGATTGTGATAGTATTGGGCTTAGTGTTTGCTGCTGTAGTAAATCAGCTTGCTTATTATGCTTACCCTCATAGAGATTGTAAGCAAATCGGCGAGCATACTTGTGTAGATGCAGAGGGGCGCCAGTAGTAATACTGGCGTTAATGCGCCAATGTCTGGTCCCAAGTCCAGAAAGCAAAAGCATAGGGCATATCTAGAAAGGAATGGAACGATGGGATACGTATACGCGATGGGGCATTGTTATTGCTGCAAGGCAATATTTTGCTTCAATCCGCACAAAGTGCCTTCAATCTCTACAGAAACCGGCAAAGAACCAATTTGCCTAAACTGTATGATGATTGTCAACGCCAAACGTGAAGCAAATGGCGTGCCGGCATTTTCTATCAATGAAGATGCCTATGAGGCATTGCCGGAAGATGAGCTATAGCACAGGCTAACGTAATGGGCGCCAGTAGTAATGCTGGTGGCCTATTACGCCAGCGATAGTGCTGGACTATCTAGAAAGGAATGGAACGATGGAATGTAACTGTGGCTCTGGTGAAGAGCAAGAACTTCACTATGACGCTCGTGGTATACCTCTTTGTTATGCCTGTAGTGTTTGTTGGCCAAAGAAGAGCAAAACATATCGCCCAGATGTATTAACAGATCCAAACTATTGGCATGATGAGCCGATAGATGAGGAGTGTTAATCATGAGTCTATGGTATTGTTCTGACTGCGCAATAAGCTATGCTCCTGATCCTAATTGTCCACTCTGTAACAAGTTTGGAGAATGGATGAAGGTAGATTGGCTAAAGGATGAACTTGATGACCAAGTGGATAATGATTTGTCTGATACTCGTGACGACATCGGCAAATGCTGAAACCAAGATCACCAAGGATACTATGGGATATACTCATTATTCTGGTGATGTCTCTGGGAAGTCTAGTAACGATAGTATGGGCTATCGTCATTATGACTTTCATAGTAACGGGAATACACAGCATTGTCGCTCTAGCAGAGTTGGCAATTCGGTGAACTTCAGGTGTTACTAAGATGAGACGCTTAGTCAACTTTGCCGTGCTTATACTATTGGGCTTGTTGGTAGTGGCTATGGTCATTATGGACACGCCTTATAGAACTTGCTGGCCATCAGCAGTAGGCCAAGAGTGTTACGATAGGAAATGAGCGACTGGACTAGACTACAAATAGGTATAATCAGTATCCTATTGCTGATTATACTTTATGCTATATTGTGACTAATGCTCCTGGCGTGAAAGCGCCAGGAGCAGCCAACCTGATATCGGAATGTGTTATTCCGGCTGATGATTCCTAAAGGATGAAATCAGGTCAAATCTAGAAAGGAATGGAACAATGGCGATGAACAAATATATGTATGAAATGGTATCCGCAGATGTAGATGACAATCTTGTTACTACAAAAGGAATCATTGCTGCATCGGGATATGTAGATGCTTGCTCTGAATCCCAGAAGGATAGTTTCCTCAAAGTAACGCAAGGTAAAGCTGTATTTGGTTCTCCTGGCGTTGGTTGTAACGGTCCTTATACTGTGGTGTCATTTAAGTTGTTCATGCTAGCATATGGCGATCAAAATGTCTGATATGTATATACCATTCGCGATGATTAGTATAATCGTTGTAGTTCTGCTAGTCCTTTGTATAATGAGATAGGAAACTACAATGTTTGATAGTAAAGATAAAATCGTTATGCTTATCATAGCGATTTGTTGTAGTCTATTTATTTGGTTTTGGTTATACGTCTTGTTCATAGTCACATAACGCAGAGGGCACCAGTAGTAATACTGGTGTAATGCGACCACATAGTGTGCCGGTCCCCAGTCCGGATATAACGCATGGATCTAGAAAGGAATGGAACAATGGGAACTGATATCAATATTGTCGATGCAGCAGAAGCTATACTCAAAAATACTGGGTGTCGAATAACATCGTTTCTTGCTAGTGGGCAAACTCAACTTGTCGTTAAACGTGGCAAAATGAGTATATCCCCAAGCTTCTTAAGTATTCGTGAGTTGTGTGACTGGGTTGTAACTCACGCCCAGGAGCTGCAAGATGGCAATTGTTGAGTTCAAACCCAGAAGGTATAAGAGATTGATAACAACACCAATCGTCTATCATAACAAAGACGAAAAGCCAAAGAAATGGCAAGGAAACGATGATGTATTCTTGCATATGAACCAAGTTAGAGTTGGCCTTGAACTTTTGTATTGGGGCCGACTCGATCACGGTTCTGTTTGGCAGGTGGTAGAGATCAAAACTTATACCAAGAATGGTCGTGCTATCAAGGTTAATAATGTTCAAACTCCACGCGATAATATTGTATTGCTTAGGATGGGCACTAACGAAACTCATCAAATAAGCTTTACATATATGTCGTATAGTGCAATATGGAGGCTAAGGTAGCATGGCAAAGAAGCCAAAAGAGACTACTGCTAACATAGTCAAAAAGTTGGAGAGTAGAATCAGAAGGCTTGAGAAACGAATACAAGAATTGGAGCGCAAAGTTGATCATGTCTATGAGATTGATGCGCCTCAAATAAATGATGGTAACGATACTCGATTGAATCGCCATCATCCGTAACATTGATGAATGGGCGCCAGGAGCATTCTTCTGGCCGCCTATTCACCAGCGTTACACAGTGTAGCGTCTGGATCTAGAAAGGAATGGAACAATGGCAGATGAACCATTATTGTGCTCTATATGCCACAAGCCTATAGAAGTCACAACTTATGGTTGGGCAGATGGCAATAATGCCGAGCCTATCAATAGTGGTAGATGTTGTAACCACTGTGATAAAACTGTAGTGATACCTGCTCGTATCCAAATGATAATCAACTCTAAGAAGGGTGAGTGATATGGCAAAAGAACCAACACAATTCACCTTGATTGTTGAGGGTAAGACTACAGATATCACCAAGCCTACTCCTATTGACTTGGAGATGAATAATCTTAGATGGGATGGCAATAGTCCACCAGATATAGTTGTAATGCCTGGTGGGCTGATGCTTGTAAAAGTTGGACGATATATAAGTGAAGGTAACAGATATGCTTATCGTATGGCTGATGTTGCCTATCTATCCAACGGTAGACTTGAGAAGTATGTTTAAGTGAAGAACAAGGATACAGTTGGTTACGTGTTAGAATTGTTGAAGGGCATACCTCCAGAAACTAAACTACTCAATATAGAGATAGAAGAAACTGAGTTTATATTCTCAGTTGACAGTTCTGGAGTAGCAAGAAAAGTGGTTACCAAAAGAACTAAATGGTTATCCATTAACTTGCGATTGGATATGCAGTCTTGATGAATGGAGCGCCAGGAGTAATCCTGGTTGCTCTATTCACCAGCACTGCGCTGGATCCTAGCCCTAGCTGTAAATATGTCAAGCTCTGGTGGAAGCCAGGGAAAGATAGCAGAGCCGGAATTGTGACATTCTCTGCTATCACACTAGGATACCAAATGTATCTAGAAAGGAATGGAACAATGGCAAGATACTTAGATGTGGATGCGAACAAGTTGGACACTGTAAATGTTGGTCCAGCATTGTTTCGCGAACTCGTCATAGCAGGTATGGTTTCTTCTGGCCCAGGCGTTATAGTTAAATATATGCCAACGCCAGGAGAGGTTGACACTATAGCAGATATGTTGCTGGATGCTGTAACGAATGGTCGAGTGATTGATTTTGGTCATTGGCCTAATGACCTAATCAAAAGCAGAAGTGGTAGAGCTAGTGAACTATATCACCAAAACGCTCTTGGCCATCCGTTTATGTCTCCATGGATATTTACTCATACTTGGAGCGATCCAGTATTAGATAGCAAACTCGCAATAACTGATGAGCAACCGAATAGATCATCATACTATTTGGTGCATCCTTTGCTTGAAGCTGATAAAGCCATAGGTTGCGATTTTGAGATCACTGCTATAGAACCAATGATCATCAATGATAAAAAGATACTTTGTATCGGTGATAGAGCATTACTGCTTGTTCAAGATAAGCCTAAAAATGCTAAGTATGCAATACAATGCATCCCTAATCATTTTCGTCTCCCTATTGAATATTGGAACGATTATGCTAGGGCAATAGGGCGGCCAGAAGGTCCAGATGGCGCTTTGCAAGATGCTGGCGCTAACGTTATTGAACCTATAATGATTGCTCTATTGATACTAAACACCAGAGGCATACCGCAAGAAACAATTCGTGCTTCTGATAAACTACAAAAAGCACGAGCCAAGAATAAGAAACCACCAATACCTGACTACAGAAAGATTGATTCTAGGCCATATGTAACGGCAATAATGAGTCACGCTACTGGCGCCAGGAGAGAACATCAAGGTGGTCATCACGCTAGTCCAATTCCGCATATTAGAATTGGTCACTGGCGTAACTATAAGACTGGCGAACGCACTTTCATCAACGATACTCTAGTAAAAGCATCCGATGAAATGCGTGCTATGTTTAAGTCCAATCGTGCTATGTATAGTGTTAAAGAGTAAAGAGTAAGGAACAATGGAATGAAAGAAACGCAACGTGTGCCGTTTCGTTTAATACAATGTCCACATTGTGGAATACTATTATGTTGGGTTAATCCTAGATTGCCCAATTATTGTCCTGAATGTAGTAAATATATATTTGATACTGTAAAATCTAATATAATACAGAATTATGATGCCTGGTTATCATACGATAGATAGCCTCTTTACTAGCGCGAGAAATCGCGCTAGACTTTTCTTCGCTTGCCTAAGCAAGCATATCGGAAAGGAAATCAAATGGAAGTAAAAGAGGAACGGTTAAAACAAGCGATACAATTAGCAGAGAAAATGAGAGAGTTAAATGAAAGCATAAACCGATTAAAGCGACAACTAAAGTTTTATGAAGAACAATTCAATCTAATATCAGAATCAGATCTACCAGACCTAATGATCAATATAGGTCTGTCATCATTCAGATTATCCGATGGAACTACATTATCAATAGCACCAGTATTTAAGATCAGCATCGCTAAAGATAAAATGGAAAGTGCCTATCAATGGTTAGTCCACCATCATCACGACGGAATGGTAAAGACTAGAATATTATTGCCTACTGGCGTGGATAACGATACACTTAAACAAATCATATTGTTTGCTCGTAACCATATCAAAGGAGATGTAGAGACAGAAAGAACAATACATCATTCAACACTAGGAGCATGGGGCCGCGAAATGGAAAGAGAAAGCATGGTAATTCCTGAGGATATCTTCTCAGTCTACCGCAGTCAAAAGACAATCATAGAGTCATAGGAGTAACGAAATGGCCAAGCGTGTATATCGTCAAGATAGCGTAACCGAGCAAGTCCCTGCTACACTTAGCCCAGAAGAACAAGAACTTATTAGACTATCAGAACTTAATTCTAAATTTGATAGAAGTGAACTTGTAGTCCCCAGAGTTAAGATACTACAGACTGGTTCTCCTGAAGCGCAAGAGGACAGCAACCAGTATATACCAGGCGCTAAGTCTGGTATGTTCTATAATACTGCGAATGGTAAGGTTACCTCTGGCCAGGAGGGGATGATTTGCTGTATTGTAGGACATCAGAAACTAACGATTGAGTGGTTGCCGCGAACTACTGGTGGTGGACTAGTAAAGATTTGGGGGATGGACGATGGATGGAAAGCATTGTGCGAACCAGATCAGCGTGATGTATTCAATCCAGTAACGAAAGATGGTCATATTATAGATAAGCAAAGATCATTTCTTATATTCGACATCGATACTAAAACTGGTGATGCTGAGCCTACCTTTTTCAATATGTCTCGCACTGCTATTCCGCGAGCCAATCGCCTTTCTAGTATGCTTACTCAAACTAGAATGAAGATGAGCGACGGGAGAATCATTACTCCACCATATTATTATTATCTATACAAATGCACTCTAGACCGCATCTCTAACGAAAAGGGCAATTGGTGGTTGCCTAAGTTTGAAAAATATGGAGATGATAATGCGAAACATATAAGTGTATTTGATATTCCGAACGGTAAAGAAATATATGAAAAGGCTAAGTTGTTCCAATCACAATTCTTGGAAGGAACGATCCAACAAGAATCATATGAACAGCCTAGCGATTCAAATAACAATAACGATATTGATGGTGATGCAGTAACGTTCTAATTGAGTAGAGGTTCTGAGCGGTCTCACACATGACGGGCGCACATGGCGACATGGCTATTCTCTTTAACATAGATGACCTCATATGGTTCAGCATCTTTGTATAGGCAAACTCTGCTCAGGTAAAATAGGGTGAGTAAGAATAGCCGCGCCCACAAATAAAGGAATAGGAAATGGAAATGACAACGCCAATGAATTATACTGAAATTGCTCGTGAAATATTGAACAAATTGGAAAGGATGGAAACGCTTCAAGTAAAGATGGCCAAACAATTAGAAGAAATGTATTTTGATGAGGAACCATCAGATGAAAGAAGCAATGTAGAACAAATGGAACGGCAAAGAAATAATAGGAATGATGATTATGATGAGGAAACAATTAAACGTTTCGGTCAAAAGATAGCCTATAATTTGATTGATGATCCAGTCGATGTAACTTATTTCAAAGACTTTATTTATCAAGCTAAGACTAGGTTCAGATTACTAAACGATACAGAATTGAAATATGTAGATATTGCCGATAAGAATTTTGAGGACATTAGACTATCAAGAAAGCATCTTGGTATTCTTCAAACAGTATATCAAAGACTCAATAACAAACCTTGGCCGTTTAAACTTAAGCCTGGATATCTATACAAATATGGTGATAAGCTAGCTTGGGAATGGTTTGAAGGAACATAAAATGTTAATACTAGGCGCAGGTCAGGCTGGGCTCCTGGCCGCCAGGAGGTTGTCGCTCTACAATCCAATAGTATTGGAGAAACAAAAATCGTTACCAAATAACCATTCAGCATTGTTACGATTTAGATCCAATGAAATAGGAGAAGCAATTGGATTGCCATTCAAGAAAGTAAATGTATACAAAGGAATATTATCTAACGATGGAGAAACAATTACTGATACTCCAACTATTAGAGACATGAATGCTTACTCTCTCAAATCTACTGGCGTATGTATTGAGCGATCTATTATCAATACAGATAAAGCGACACGATACATAGCACCCAATAACTTTATCAAACATCTAAGTCATAACGTTGATATTGAATATGAGAATAATTGCGAACAATTAGAAACTAAAATCAAACCGATCATATCAACTATACCAATGCCTGAATTAATGAGGCTACTCGACTATAGAGATGCTCCAATATTTAAATTGAGGCCAATATGGACTATCAATTGCGAGTTGTTAAATGTTGATGTGTATCAAACGTTATATATTCCATACGGCAATAATGAACCATATCGTGTCAGTATCACCGGCAATAAAATGACAATGGAATTGACTTTCCTCCCGCCAGGAGGAAGTGCATTAAACTTTATTGATCAATATCTAGACATTTTATTTGATAATCATCGAGTAAAAATTGATCAAGTACAAGTAAAGGAACAGCCATATGGCAAGATAATACCGATAGATGAATATGAGCGCCAGAAATTTATACTATGGGCAACTGATACTCATGGTATATACTCACTAGGGCGATATGCTACCTGGCGCCAAATACTATTAGATGATGTATTGAAAGACATTAAGCATATACAAAATTTCATCTCCCATCGTAATAACTACCAACGTGTAATGCACTGGCCAGGAGACTTCTAATGAAAGTAACACTACTATACGCAACACCTGATGCTATTGATATTCTAATCTTCACCAAGAATACTAGACTCAATATGAACCCGAAAGGATTGGAAGAAATAACCAATTGGCCACGCGAAAAGAAGATGGAAGAATTAAAATATATGTCCACCACTATTCCATCATCTTGGGAATTTGTGGATCTCATATTCGTTATTGAAGGAGTATCGCGAGCGTTTACTCATCAACTTGTTAGAACTAGAACAGCATCATATGCGCAACAGGCTATGCGCGTTGTTGATATGACCGGATTTGATTACTATACCGGACCATCTATAGTAGGAGCATTACAAAAGGCAGAGTATCAAGAGTGTATGAGAAAAATTAATGAGTCGTATCAAGAATTGATTAGTAGAGGCGTCAAGCCAGAAGATGCTCGTGGAGTATTGCCGACTAATGTATTGACTAATATTTGTATGAAGATTAACTTGCGTAACTTCTCTGATCTTGTTAAGAAACGTATGACTCCTAGAGTTCAAGACGAATATGCGCAAGTATTAAAGCAAATGGTTGAACAAGTGTTACAAGTATGGCCTTGGTCACTAACATTTATAATGCCGAGAAATAGTGAAGCGCATAAAGAATTGGGATACTATCTCACTCAACAACTAGACAAGGAGATCAAAGAAACCGGTAAACCTCAAAACGAAACGAAAGCTTGGGCAGCAATGAAGTATCTTGACATTCTACGCCAGGAGTAAGAAATGAGCAAAGAAGCTATATCATCCAAGTATCTAGAAGAAACCAAAAAGAAATATCTGAATGATAACGAATACTCATACGATGCTTTCGTTGTCGGTAGCGATCAAGAACAAAATATTGGCGCTCGTATCGCTAGGAAATTAAGACGCAGACTATGGACTGTTCATGAATATGATAAAAATAATTGGAATCCATTCGCTTTATCGGAACACGGTAATCATTTATCAGCAATAATACTGGCTAATGGTTATACTCATCTAGATTGGATAGAGGATCAACCGGATAAAGAAATAATTGAATCAGTATTCATTAACTTGTCCGTATCTATGTTAGCGGCGAAACATTTCGTTCAAAATACAATCAATAATCCTTGGCCGAAATATATTGTATTTATAGGCTCGATGGCTTATAGAAGCGTGCTTAATGGTTCCGCTCCTTATTGTGCTGCTAAAGCGGGACTAGCGCACTTCGCCAAATGTATCGCTTACGAATTGGCTCCTAAAAACTATAATGTGTTCTGTATACACCCGTCAAATACAGAAGGAACACCAATGACTGAAAAAACTATATCAGAACTACAAAGATATCGTAAACTCAATAGAGAACAAGCGGAAGAATATTGGGGCGCAGGATTACTAAGACAAGAATGGTTACAGCCAGAAGACATCGCAAATGTAGTTGATTTTGTATTAAGCGGTAAAGCTGACTATATGAGTGGTAGTAATATTGATCTAGCAGGAGGCGCAAGATGAATCCAGCAGATAATCTAATACAAGCCGCAGAACTATTCAAGGAGAGAGGAGCAGTATATAAGGATAACTACAGACGCGCAGGCGAAATATTCATGTGGCTCTGCCCAGAAGGAATCAACGTCAATGATGCTGAAACTTATAATCGTATGGCCATATTAATGCAAATCATAAACAAATTGTTACGATATACTCTCAATTTTGATAAGGGTCATCTAGATAGTCTACAAGATATGTCGGTATATTGTATGATACTAAAAGAACTGGATGAGGAATATCTCAATGATGCTTCTTGAACCAGTGGATCTATCTAGTCTATTCTTCACTGCTATGTTAAGAACGATACCAAGCTTTTCTCCTGGCCGGACTGAACTATTTAAATTGAATATAGGAGCAGGCTTTAAGCATATAGAGAATACAATTGTATTAGATTTGCCATGGAACGCAGAGACAGACGATATACCATTCGATGATAATAGTGTAGGAGTCATACATTGTTACGGAATGCTAGATCATATAAGTAATATTCCTAGATTTATGAAAGAGTGCCAACGTGTTCTAGCGCCAGGAGGCACGATGAATATCAGTGTAGCGTTTTACAAATCAAGTCTAGCGTTTGAAGATCCTTATCATAAGAGTTGGTTTACTGAAACAACTTGGTCAAAATTATTTCAGAAACAATATTGGGATCCAGATGGATTTGAATGGAAATTTAGGATCGGTATCAATCTAATCATAGGTGTAACAGAACGTAACTTGATCGTATTAACGCAACTGCTAAGGACAGAATGAATGAGCGTAATATTCATGGATACAGAAACGACAGCACTACTGGCGGTAGAGGCTGCTGACTTAGAACAACAACCACATATGGTAGAAATAGCATGTATCAAAACGGATATTCATCTAGATAACATAGAAGTATTCTCGCAACTCATTAAACCACCAATACGAATACCAGGAGAGGTAATCAATATCCATCATATAACGAATGAAGATGTAGCCTATCAGAAACCATTTGCAGGATACTATCGCCAAATAGCCAATTTCTTCATAGGAACGACTCATCTTATAGGACATAATCTTCAATTCGACAAAAGAATATTAGAGAATGAACTCAAACGTATAAACAAAGTAACGAGTTTTCCATGGCCACCATATAATATATGCACTGTTGAAGAGATATTAAAAATCAAAGGATATAGAATGTCATTAAGTGCTTTATATGAAGAATTATTTGGAATGCAATTCGTGGAGGCTCATCGCGCTGAAGCTGACACTAAAGCTTTAGTGGAAGTGTTTAAAGAAATGATCAGACGTAAATGGACGAAAGGCATAACGACATGACTAATACTCCTGGGCCAGAAGAACACACCTTATTACACGGATATCAAACTATAGAAGAATGGTGGCAGAAGAATGGATTAGATCATAATGAAGCTAGAATAAAACGCAAAGCTACGTATCTAGAACAGCTCAAAGAAGTTTCCAAAATGATGGATAGGTATAATGCGAACGCAGCTTCAAATAAGAACTGAGTATAGTTTCCGTTACGCCTATGGACATATAAAGAAAGTCGTTGCTAGACTTAAAGAACTAGGCTGCCAATCGGCCGCTATTACTGATAGAAATAGTTGTTTCGGTCACGTTCCTTGGGATAGATACTGTAAAGAATACGGTATCAAACCTATGTTTGGATGTGAGTTCGCGTTCATAGAAGATGTAACAGTTAAACAGAAACGACAACGATTGTTCTATTTGCCTATAGTAGCAAAAACAAATGCTGGATTACGCGAGATATACTCAGCAATGGAAGAAGCGACAAGTAATTTTCATTACGTTCCTAGATTGCCATATTCTAAGTTGAGAGATTTCTCAGATGATGTTATAATATTATCCGGTAGCACAGGTCTAGGTCAGGACTCTAAGCTTCCGCCTAGCGTATTCGTGTCCGGGAACGGCTCGACATCGCACCATTTATTATTAAACGGGAACGTTGTTCCGGTATCAGACAACTATATGATCACTCCTAATGATAGATCAGCATATGAAATATTATCCGGAAGAAACCATAATGATCGACCATCTCCTATGCATATTCTAGATGAATGGGAGTTAAGAAACGAAATTGATTTAGAAGATGAGTCATTTCTCCTGGCTGATAGACTTGCCGAGGAGTGCACAGCCCAAATACAAATGGCTAAGAATATTCAATTTAGTTCTAATCAAACGTTGAAAGAGTTATGTCTAATTGGCGCCCAAGAGCGTGGACTAGAATTGAACGATGTATACATGAATAGATTAGACTATGAACTTAAGCTTACTCAAGAAAAGGGATTTGAAGATTATTTTTATTTGGTAGCAGATATGGTGCGCTATGCCAAAAAGAATATGCTTGTCGGTCCGGCAAGAGGTTCTAGTTGTGGCAGTTTGGTCTGTTATCTTTTGGGCATCACTGATATTGATCCTATACCTCATGATTTGATTTTTGAAAGATTCATTGATGTAACTAGATCTGATCTACCAGATATTGACATAGACTTCCAAGACAATAAACGCGAAATGGTATTCGAGTATGTCCAGAACAAATACGGCCAGGAGAATGTAGCTAGACTTGGAACTGTATTGAGATATAAGCCTAAGTCAGCGATATCCGATGCTGCTAAGGCATTACAAATACCAGATTGGGAAACTAAATCAGTTAAGGATTCAATACTAAGAAGGTCAGGTGGTGACTCGCGTGCTACCTTTTGTATATTAGATACGTTTGAAGAACTAGAAATTGGACAACAATTTATCAAGAAGTATCCAGCGATGAAGATTGCTGGAGACTTAGAAGGACACGCTCACTATACTGGTAAGCATGCGGCAGCTGTCGTTATTACTGATAAACCACTAATCAATTATGTTGCTAAAGATATCAGAACCAATACTGTTCAAATAGACAAGTTTGATATAGAGTATATCAATCTACTAAAGATAGATGCGCTCGGTCTCAAAACGTTAACAATCATATCTGACTGTCTTAAAGCAATAGGTTGGACATATAACGATTTACTTAAACATCCACTAGATGATGATAAAGCTTTCCAAGTATTACGTAGGTTTCAATTCTGCGGTATATTCCAATATGAAGGACAGGCTTTACAAACACTGGCCAGAAGAGTTCATATTGATCGTTTCGACGATATATCAGCGTTAACTGCTCTAGCTAGACCAGGACCATTTGCTTCTGGCGCTAGTAACGAGTGGGTCCAACGACGAATGGGCAGGCAACAAGTATCTCATATTCATCCAATAACGGAAGCCATTACTGGTAATACTTATGGACTCATAGTATATCAAGAACAAGTAATGAAGATTGTTCGTGAGGTAGGTCATCTATCTTGGGAGGACACATCACTCATTCGTAAAGCAATGAGTAAATCATTAGGTGTTGAATACTTTGATCGTTATTGGAAAAAATTTAGAGAGGGTGCTTTAGAACACGGTTTTGAAGAAGAAATAGCCAAAAAGATTTGGGACGCTATCAATACTATGGGATCATGGTGCTTTAATAAGTCTCATGCCGTAGCTTATGGTATGCTTAGTTATTATTGTTGTATCCTCAAAGGACATTATCCAGTTGAATTTGCATTGGCGTGCATACGTAATACAGGCGATGTCAATTCTATTAAACGTTATCTCAGAGAATTAGATCGAGATGGATATGAGATAAAGAATTATGATGCTATGAATAGTGAAGTATCTTGGTCATATAAGAACAATCAATTCTTAGGCGGATTGACTAATATTAAAGGCATAGGCGCCAAGAAAGCTGAGCGCATTCTCCTGGCGTCACCTCCCAACAGATTGTTCATGCTACCAGACCCAGTAGTAACGCCATATGATAATTTGTTTGAAGGCAGAACTCGATTCGCTGATATAATGACCAATCCGCGCAAGTATAATATTAAACGAGTGCCACGATCAGATCTAATAGATATACAAGATGACTTTGAAGGAGAGGTTACATTCATAGCGAAATTAATTCATAGAAACGAACGTTCTCTCAACGAGACTATGTTTTTAGTTCAACGCAATAATGTCAAAGTGCCTAACGATAAATGGTTGAATGTTCAATTAGAGGATGATACATCTACCGTATATGCTGTAGTATCTAGATTCAAGTATCCAAGTATGGGAGTCATGTTGTTGAATAAATACAGCATAGGTGACTGGTTCATCTGGGGCGGTATGGCAAGAAACGGTCGCAGAGTATATGTTGACAAATTTAAGTTTATCGGGGCGGCGAGCTAAGGAGGAGAGTCCGAATAGCCTATTAAGTATAGAGGGATTTTTACAACGTCTACAGAGTATTATTTTAACGTAAAAAAGGGTAGACGCGAAGTCTCGCCTACCCTATACTTTTCTAACGTTAAAAGTAAAGAGGAGGTGATGAAAAAGCAAAGAGCCAAAATTGAAATACAATGTAAATACTGCAACAAAAAATATGTTACTAATAATCCTATGACAAAGTTTTGTTGTAGTAATCATAGAGTTCTTTGGCACTATCATAATAAGACAGGAGGTAAAGTTGCCACAAAAAATTCTTGATGATACATCAATATTATCCAAAGTTCCTGAGTTTGAAGTTACTGTTGATGCAGAAACTATCAGGACATCAGTTCCTGAAGACTCATCAAATTGCATGACAGCTATGGCTATTGCAAGAGCAAGACCTGA